AGCCGCTAATCTGGCGGAAAGAGTTTATAAGACTCCTCTGACTACCAAGTCTCACTCGCATAAAAATCACGAACCTTCTTCGTGATCAGTGTGAATGCGTATTACCTCTTGATCCACACCAGTATCTTCAAATACTTGCACTACTTGATTGTAAGGAATCATTACAGCATTTCCGTGCTCGCTTGTAACCATAAAGGATTCTCCATTTTCAACTCGATTCATTAGGTTATCAAAATCTGATTGAAACTCTTCAACTGTAAATTTTTCAAGTTCATTGATGTTGTTATTCATAACTAATTCTTTCCAATACACTAAGACCGTTATTATTTGTGCGGTGTATTTTAAATTGCCACACTCCAGGATTTGCTATCATGTAATGTATAATTGCTGGAAGAAGTCCATTGCTACCCTTTCTTCCCAAAAATTCTTCACTTCTTGCAGCATAAGTTTGTGTATCATGAAATACCAGATACTTTTTAACCTTATCTGCATGAAGATTCAATTCTTGTATTAATTGATCATAACAATGCCAAGTATCAATAAACAACATGTCAGTTTCTTCAATGTCTACTTCTAAAACATTTGCTTCAATGTACTGAACGTTTTTACCTTCTTCTGCAGCATGTTCAAAAAGTTCAATCATTCTTCGATCTAAAGATAGATCATAAGCACTAAGAATAACATCTGATGCTAAAAATGCTCTAGTGCTTACTCCAGTTCTGGTTCCCATTTCGGTAACATGCTTACATTCATCTGCAAGTTGTTTCAAAATAGGAAGATGCTCATTGATGTCAGATGGTGTTTCACAAGCAGTTTTATATTCTTGTGTAAGAAGCGAGGACATAAGTAAAAAATAGATTATGTAATAATTTATGAGTCCGAGTGGAAGGTACTGCCCCCTCTTCGCTGCGTCCCAAACGCAGAGTTATACTTTTCTACTACACCCGGTTGTTGTTTATATATTCTTGTTAGATTTATCGAACTTTATCAATCACTGCTAAAACTCCATGAGCATAAAAGAAAAGCAGAACCGAACCGATTGCTGCTGAAATAATTGTAGCAGTTTTATTGTGTTTGTCAATAGCCTTTGCAATTGACTGATTGATCATTGATTGAACTTCGTCCTTATCCATCATTTGCCGTTTAAATATTTTTCCAAAGGATCTTTTTTTGATTTTACAATCTCACATGCTCTTTTATAAAAGGTATTATTAGTATTTCCAGAAGACTCAAACGTTGCTTTTATTCGGACCCAATTATCATAAGTGTGTTGGTCCATGAAATTAAACACGTACTACTATGTATTGTAATGCACATAAAGCAAATGTCAACTTTGTGAGAATTTCAAAACATACATTAATAAAATCTAAAATGTATATTAATAGTAACGGAGAATAATAGAATCGAACTATCAGGTGTTACCCTGGCATCGTTTTCAAGACGATTTACCAACCATCGGTGCTATTCTCCATATTTTGAGTATTCCAATGGTTTAACGAACTTCAAAGTCTAAACGACGAACCTTACGTTGTCGCCTTGCTTCTTGCCAAGCAATATCTTGCGAAGACAAAACATTAGATTTTTGATTTTGCTTTATTGAGTTTAACATTACAACCTTTGATAAGTCAACTGCAGTAATTTTATCTCCCTTAACTGTTGTCATGTTTGGGCAACCGCAGCATTGACTTTTTGAATTGTTTGCAACAAGTTCTGTATTACATTCTTTACATCTTATGGTTAACATTTTTCTACTCCTTTAAAAATGATCTCAACATCCAAACAAATTTTCCATGCGATTCCATAAGATCTTGTGCAAGATTAGCAGTAGCATAAGATTTATGATCTTCTGCCATCTCTGATATCTCAGCAAAGAATGTAATCAATGTTTTATTGTCAGACAAAAGTTGACTTACCATTACTTTATCCGTTGGTGCTGAATCTGCTTCTGAAATTTCAGATAAATCCAACACTCTCGAAAGTTGAGCAGGTGCTTTCATGCGAAGATAACGCATGTGTTCAGTCAATCTATCAAGTTCTTCGAACATAGCAGTATACTGTTCACCAAACAATGTATGCAACTGATGAAAGTCCGATCCTATTACATTCCAATGATAGACCCAAGTTTTTTGGAACAGTTGAAATAAACTTGCTTGAGTTTTATATAAAGATTCGTATAGAGATTCCATTATAGTTTTTGAAGTATTTATAAGTGGGCGAAGAGGGATTCGAACCCCCGACATCCTCCGTGTAAAGGAGACGCTACTACCGCTGAGCTATTCGCCCTTTGTGTGCCGCAGATCGGGAATCGAACCCAAACTCCAAGTGCATTGTCTGCCTGTCCTGACCACTAGACTACCCACGGCATATGTTTTCAAAGATTATTATCTTTGATGGAGAATAGGAGACTCGAACTCCTGACACCCGCCTTGCAAAGGCGATGCTCTACCAACTGAGCTAATTCCCCAAGCAGGCACGGCTGGACTCGAACCAGCAATAGACAACTTAGAAGGTTGGTGCATTATCCATTATGCTACGTGCCCATAAAGGAACCTCCCTGTTTGTGCATCGTTGAGAGGCATGGGAGGGTCGAGACTTATGCAGAGTGTGGACCTCTGCTGCTCATGAAGTTATTGTATCACTCCTTTTTGCAGGTGTCAACCCAAGGAGCACAGATTCTCATTTCTCCACCAAGTTTCTTACACTCATCACTATAACACACAGAAGTATCTATTGGGGTTTCCAAATATCTTGGTGATTGTATTCCAACAATTTCATCATCTCCTGTCAATCGTTGATAACTCCAAATTGCATCATCAACTTCTCGTTTAATTTTATAATCTAATAATTTTGGATTTCGATTAATTCTTTCATTTAATTGAAAATCAATTTCATTAAGTATGTTTTTTTCATCTGGTAAATCAGACTTAATTGACTTGCGAATTTCATTATAAAACTTAAGTAAATCTTCTTGACTTATTCCACATTTAACAGTCATAAAGGTGAGTGCAGCGGCAACAGCAGCACCAATCAAAGATCTTCTTGGAGATAATCTAAAAGAAAATGAAAAACTTGTTATTTCAGGAGGCATTTTCATAATCTCTAAGTGATTTATCAATTACTCTATCTATACGATAACTCAATAATTCAGTATCTCTAACAATGTAATCATTTAAAATTTCTATGTTCAATCTAAGTTGAAATTCGTCAATCAAATTAAACAATCTTCTTTTTTGTATTCCAGGTACTAATGAAAGAGTATCAAGTGATAAATGAAGAATTGCTCCAAATTGAATCAGTTCTTTAAGAGATTTTTTTTCTTTACCAAATTTAAATTCAAAAATATTAAACTTGCTCATTAAAAAAATCCTCTATTGCACCATCATTGTTTGAAAGTTTTCATCGCACTAAAAAAGGGAGAAGTTCTGCAGCACTCCTCCCTATTTATATTATTTTATTGTATCACACTTCAGTTAATACAAGTTTTTGTGCATAGTTATAAGCAAAATCAGTGCGAGCACCATGATGACCCCAACGAATCCACCTGCGAGCAAGCCGCATATAATCATGAATGGTTCCACCGGGTCTTTTCATGTAGTTCTCAATCATTTTCCAATCACCCTCATGAAGCATATAATTCAACTGGGCATCAAGAGAGGATGGATTTGCACCAATCTTAGCAGAAAAATTACCAAGACCATAATAACGAGGTGCATTAGTCCACTGAATTAATCCATAACCACCACTCGTACACCCTCTGTAGGAGATTCTAGCACCACCTTCGCAGATGTTAGGAATGAATGTTGATTCCTGTCGAATATTGCCCATAATGGTTGCTAGGGCGTTTTTGTCAGTAATACCACGATCTTGGAGAAAATCCAAAGTTCGGGATTCATTAGTATTGCATCCTTTACAAACTAATCGTTTCACTTTAGGTTTTTCGGGAACAACCTCTTTGGTCTCTGTCTCTTGAGTAGGACCTTCAGGAACAATTGCGAAAGGCGGTTGTAGTGCTGAAGAAGTCGCATAACTCGGTGCTGGCAGTGTTGCCGCTGATGTTGCAACCGCACCTAAAAGAGCTACGGTTACATTTGTTAAGTTTTTAAGCATTTAGTTACATTGAATTCGGCATCCGTATAGAAGAGGGGTCCACCCCTTTCTCAAAGGGCATCTTCCACGGCTCTAAGTGTCACTTCAAAGACTCATAAAAAAAGACCCTGCTCATAACAGGGATTTTACATTATAAGTCACTATTTAGGTTTTGTCAAGATTTACCAAAATGATGAATAAAGAATTCAGCATCAACAACGACTAGTGGTTTTTTATGATTCTTTTTCATGACTACTATTGGTTCATAACCATTACAATTGCTTTTTGCTTGTTCGTATGCTTCCCACACATTAAGCTTTTCAACGTTCTTACACTCAACACTAAAAGGAAACTTTTCTCTTGCTGCTCTTGCCATTACAACATCTTCTCCTCCTGCTCCCATAGAACAGGATTTAATATCTTCTGGATGAATGTTAAAGGTTTCTATAAGTCTTTCTACAACCCACTTCTGTAGTGTCCTACCCTTATTCTTTGCACTACTAGTCTTCATATAGTATTAGATATATCTAATACTATCTATTAACCCTGACAGAGTTATTATACACAAAAAAAGAGAGGGTGTCAAGCCCTCCGTTTGATTAATACTTATACAACCATTGAATATAGGTTGAGAGTAGAATTGTGCTTAAGGCAAGTCCAGCAGTTAAAGATACGACGGTTTGTGCCATTACTTTGCTCCCACTAGTTGTGCTAGTTGTGCTTGATGACGACGCTCTTCTTTTTGCTTTTGCTCCTTAATCAATTGCAGGAAGTTAAGTTTTTTCATTTCTTCTCCTCCCAGTTCCAGTTGTTACAAGGACGGTAAGCAACACCACGATATGTGTTTGTTGAATGTGATGGGGCGTGTGTTTCTGAATACCACTTACGGTATTGTAGTTTCGGAGTGTGAGTATTATACTTCACACCACGATAGGTTGCCTGTCATCCCTTAGTCCCCTCTTTTACAAATTTGACCCCACGATAGGTCTCATTGTATTGTTGAGGTTGTTGCTGTGTTTGTGCCTGTGCTTGACGGCGTTGTTCGGTATCATATTCGACACCACGGTATACGACTTTCGACATTAGGTTTCTCCTTAGGTTTTGAGGTTAAAGAGCGTTCCTTCAGTCGGCTTTTGCGTCTATGGTAAATTTACAGGTCTTTGGTGCGTGTTCTTTATGAATTTGAATGAGCTCTGCTTTTACCTTATTTGGCACTTTTGAGGTGCGAACATTGTCAATAAGCTTTTGAGATTCAACGCAAGTCCAGAGAATGATTTCCATAGATGAACGATCCGTTCCGAGTCGGCTTACTTCCGTCGGATTTCTCCGATGAACGTTATTAGAGTATAGTTACTCTCTATTATGTAGTCAAGTAGTTTTGTAACATTTGTTACAGGATGATCTGCATTTATTTATAATACATTCAGCTTCAGTCTTAAATTATAGTCTAAAATCAGCGAAAGTATCGCTTTTCATGTCTTGCTTCAATCCACCTACAATGTATGTTTCTTGTTCCGTTTCTTGTGGTGCCACCTGTAGACCTTTAGAGGAGATCCAGTGTTCTGTCCAGGGGAGAGGATTATTTCTGGCAGAGATATCATAGATAGGCTTTAACCCAATAGATTTCATACGACGATTTGTAATCCACTCAACATAATTGTTGAGCAATTTATCATTCAATCCAATGATTGAACCATCTTTAAATAGATACTGTGCCCAAGATTTCTCCTGATTTGCACAGTTTTCGAAGGCAGATACTACCCATTCTTCCTCTTCTTTAGTAATCTGTTGCATTTCTGGATCATCTCCTTCACGCCATTTATTGAGGATGTTCTGAGTAATGACAAGGTGCTGATTTTCGTCTCTTGCGATGAGAGAGATAATTTTAGCGGATCCTTCCATAAGTTTAAGTTCTCCGAACGCAAAGCTGCAAGCGAACGAGACATAAAACCTGATACCTTCGAGAATGTTGACATTTGCAATAGCACGATAAAGTTTTCTTTTTAATTCATAACGTTCCGTTTTACCCAAATTCACACCCTCATTAGCAAACTTCCATGTATTAGAAGAATCGTAAAGATGAGCAGAATTTATAAAATCATCATAAGCACCTGTAACAGAAGATGCTCTTTCTAAGATTTTTTCATTATTTAAAATTGAATCAAAAATTTCAGATGGATCTGAATAAACGTTCTTAATAATGTATGTATATGATCTGGAATGTATCATCTCCATAAACTCCCAAACTTTCATACATGCTTCCAGTTCAGGAAGAGAGCAGTATGGAGCAAATGCCATACCAGGACCACGACCTTGAACAGAATCAAGAAGGATTTGATACTTTAGATTTGAAGTAAAAATGTGTTTTTGTTCTGGACGCAATTGATGATAATCTGCTCTATCTTTCTGAAGAGAAACTTCTTCTGGTCTCCAAAAATATCCAAGTTGCTGAGTTGTAAGTTTATCAAAAACAGGATACTTATAAGAATCATACCTCTGGACGCCTAAAGGTTTTCCAAAAAACATTGGTTGTTTTTTTGTATCAACCTCTTCAGTATTAAAGACAGTCATTCCTTTCATTGAATCTTCCTCGTAGTTGGTTTTGAAATTAAATTTTACAACTTTCACAATCTTCCTCACCAGAATTTAAAATGTCACAAATTAAACTATTTTTTTCTTCCATAACTTCGTCAGTTTTAATGTCATAGGTATTTTGATAATATGATGTCTTCCAACCATACTTATATGTTCTTAATAGATCGTTTGCCATTTCGGAGACAGGAACTTCATTATTCGGATAGTTTTCTGGATTATAAGACCAGTTTCCTGAAATTGCTTGGTCAAAGAATTTTTGTATCACAGAAACAACATTAATATAACCAGTGTTATCAGGCATGTCCCAAAGAAGAGTATAGTGGTTTTTGAGAGTATGATATTGTGGAACAATTTGTTTGAGTGGACCTTTTTTCGATTTTTTAATGGACAAATACCCACGAGGCGGTTCGATTCCATTAGTTGCGTTTGACACAACGGAACTACTCTCTGATGGCATCTGAGCAGACAAGGTGGAGTTCCGTAAACCCTTGTCCACAATATTTCTGCGTAATGCTTCCCAGTCATACTTATACTCCTGGTTTGTGATTTCATCTACATCTTTTTTATAAGTATCTATGGGAAGAATACCTTGTGAATATTTTGTTTTGTTAAAAAATTCACATTTACCTTTTTCGATCGCAAGTTGATTAGATGACTTAAGAAGATAGTACTGAAATGCTTCGGTAAGATCATGCACGATAAGAGCAGCAGCAGCATCAGAATACTTTACTTGATGTCTTGCAAGAAAGTGTGCAAGACCAATGTATCCTATTCCAAGTGATCTACGTGCCTTTGTAGACTTTTCAGCAGCAATAATTGGATACCCCTGATAATCAATCAGCTCATCAAGAGAACGAACCGAAAGATCGCACAATTCCTCAAGTTCTTCAAGATGTTTAATTTTTCCAACATTGACAGCAGAAAGAATACATAATGCAATTTCACCTTCTGAATCATCAATGTGCTTTAATGGTTTAGTAGGTAAAGTAATCTCTTGGCAAAGGTTACTCATCTCAACCTTATCAACAAAAGAGGAATGAGAATTGCAGTGGTCGATATTCATAATGTAAATACGACCTGTTTCCGCACGTTCCTTAAGAAAGTTGAGGATGAGTTCTTGTGCTTTAATAGTTTTTTTCGGAATGGTCGAATCTTTTTCATACGAAACATAGAGATCGTCAAAACGATCTGTTCCAAAAGCATCATAAAGTCCAGGAACATCATGCGGGGAGAAAAGAGTGATCTCACCATCTTGAATGAATCTTTCATAGAATAACTTGCTAATTTGAATGGAATAATCAAGTTTGCGAACACGATTATCTTCGGTTCCTTTATTGTTTTTCAGAACTAGAATGTCTTCTATTTCTTGGTGCCAGATAGGAAAGTGAACTGTAGCAGAACCACCTCTGATGCCGTTCTGAGTGCAGCATCGGACAGTTGCCTCAAACTTCTTAAGGAAGGGGACAACGCCTGTGTGTTGTACCTCTCCACCTCTGATTTTAGAGTTAATGCCACGGATTCTTCCAGCGTTAATACCGATACCAGCCCTTTGTGCGACATACCTGCCAATAGCCATATCACTGCTAAAGATACTATCGAGGGTGTCATCAACATCAACGAGAACGCAAGATGCAAATTGACGAAGTGGGGTTCGCACTCCTGCCAAAATGGGGGTTGGTACGTTGATTTTGTGTTTGCTGATTGCGTCATAGTATTTTTTGACGTAAGAGAGACGGGTTTCCTTTGGATACTCAGCAAAAATGGTGGTTGAAACCAACATGTAAGCATACTGCGGTGTCTCAAAGACACGTCCACTGCTTCTATCCTGTACCAAATATTTATCTACAACTTGACGAAGACCAGCATAGGTAAACAGAAAATCTCTATCGTGATCAATCCACGAATTAATTTTATCCCAATCTTCTGTAGAATATTTTGCAGGAAGATGTTTATCATAAATTCCACTACATGCACCATGCATGAGATGATCATAAATGTGAAGGAATCCCTGATTCCACGATTGGCCAAATACTTGTTTATACAATCCAAACAAAAGAAGTCTGGCAGCAACAAATTGATAATTAGGAGATTCTAAATCAATAAGATCACTAGCAGATCGAATTAAAATTTCTTGAATTTCTTCAGTGGTGATACCATCATAAAATTGAATACCAGAATTAATTTCAACTTGTGACGGAGAAACTCCAGTTAATCCTTCACAAGCACTGTCAACCATTTTGTGAATTTTATCTAAATTGAGTCCCTCAAATAATCCGTTTCTTTTTTTAACTTTTGTTCCGTTGCTCATACTTTCTTCCAGTTTAGTAGTTTTAACTTTGCTTCAAGACCTTCATATACATTGCATTCTACAATATCTTGTACATTTTTACCATTCATTACCATTTCATTTAAATCCTTCTCTTTTAGATCACTGGGATAAATGACAACTTTATTGCTTCTTTCAATTAAAGCAGAAAGTCTTTTTACAATTTCAAAGTTTCTTGGTTCATTATCAAGAACATAAACAATTTCTGAAAAGTCAAACGAGTCCAGAGAAACGTCTGCTCCACACATTGCTATTGAGTTTTTTAAAAACAAACTATCAAATGGACCCTCCGTAACATAAATTCTTTCTTTTTGATTTATTTTATTTAATCCAAACACTTTTGGTTTGGTATTATCCATCATAACCGTAATGTATCTAAGTTTTGATTTTGCATTTAATGATCTTCCTTGATAACCAAAAACATTCTCCTCCTCGTCTTTAAGTGGAATAATAATTCTTTCATCATCATTAGTTGTATCATTAAAAACCTTTAAATGTTTATTTGTCCATTCTTTGAAATGGGGACAGAAATATAAATCTTTTAGGTTATTTTCAGTAATTTTTCTTGATAAAAGATATTCTTTAGCTGGATGCGATGTATTTAGAGAATACACAGTGTCCAATTCTTCTAAGATACTTTTAGATTTTTTTTGAAAAATTGGTTGCTTAAATGTAAATTTTGGATCTGCTACGACAGTTGCTTTTCCCGTGAGACCACTTTTATATCTTTCCATCACATACTCATCATAAAGTGAAGGATCTTGATCCTTTAAAAAATTGGAAAAGGATTTACAAATACCACAATTATGACACTTAAAATTATAATCATTCTTAACTTGATATAAATATCCTCTGGCTTTATTTCTACTATTCTTAGAGTCTCCACAATACGGGCATCTAAAATTGTATAAACCTATTTTTTTCTTTGCAAATTTTCCAAGACGTACAGATATTAATCCAATGTATTTTGTCTCATTGTATAGCATTTGCTTAGGCAATCAAGTATTCTACTTTATCATGCCTTAGATAAAATGTCAATTTACTCTTTCTGAATTTATTCTGTGATGCTGTTGCATTTCTGATGGAGTCCACCACCCTGAAGCAAGTGAAGAAAACGCTGCTACCAATACTGCCAAAAGAGTACCACACCCAACGACCATCCATTTTATTTTACCAATTTCTTTAACTTCATTTTCAATTCGGTTAATTCTTTCTGAAACTGCGTCATGTTGATCTTTATTTTCAAGTCTTAATTCTTCAATCATTCTAGCAATAGAATCATCTGTTTTGTGACACTGCTCAATTCTTTCCTCATGAACGGCAAGCATTTTACTGATGTTTTGACTACTCTTTCCCATCAATTGTATTGCTTCATCAATTCTTTTAATCATAACTTCATAGGAAGAAAGTCTTTCTTCTAACACAGCAATTTTAGTGTCTGCTATGGTGTTTTGATTGAACATTTACTTTGCGGACTTTCTCCTCTGAACCTGGGCCATTTGTTTGAAAAAGGGATTCCATCTTTTTGTATTTCTTTTTCTTAAATCAACTGGTGGATTATCTCCAGACTCAACAGTTCCTGCAATTTTGCCAGCAGCAAGAGAATTGGTTGGTTCAATTGCTGTCCCATCCTCCTTTAAGTCATGAAGAATTTTCATAATTTTATTTAGTTTTTCTGGGTTCATCATACCTTTTCCAACTCCTTTAAGCAATTTTGATCTATAGGAATTTCATGTAATACAGTTCTTGGATACTCTGGTATTCTATTTAAATACATTAAAAATGTTTTTATTGAAGACCAAAATTCTTTTTCTAATTTAAAAAATAATAAAGGAGTTGCTGCTTCACCCCAAACATTATATAAACAAATAAAATGATTTAAAATTAAATGAGATTTCAGTTCTCCAGTTTTTTTATAACGACGCAAAAGACGAGTGATGTATTTAAAACGCTTTAAATCTTCATAAAAATCTTCTTGCGTTAAGGCTTGAGGATTTTCATAATTTTTAATAGCAAACATTAAATAATTATTATCATTCAATTCATCAAATCTCATCTGAGTTTATTCAATCAAGATCTACCAGCATCTGTTGGGAATGTCAGGCTAGGTGTATTATTAATTACATTTGCGGCAGTATTAATACCAGACATTGCAACCATAACTTCATTCTTTACTCTCAGATTTCCTGCATTATCAAGATAAGTGGTAACACCTACCCAACCTTGATGTGTAACAGAATAAGTCGTTGATGAAGTTGTTGAGATGCCATAAACTACAGCATCAGCATCAGTTCTTGCATGACTATACAAAGAATCCTTGACAAGGAACTTTGGATATCTACTGATAGTAAAATGAGTACTCATTCCTGCATGAGCATCTAATCCAGCAGTTGATCCAATCGTGCAAATAGATGCACTAGTAATTCCCGTGATAACCGCATCACCGTAATATGTATGACCTGCACCAGTTGCCCCTCTGCTAGGAGCGCCAAATCTAATAATATCACCAGTTTGAGCACAACCAGTAAGACCGAATGATGTTCCAGATCCAGTTACAGTAAATCCAGAAAGGCTAACTGTGGCGGTAGATACTGATGGTACTGCGTCCGTATCGCCCCAAAGAGACATGTTTCTTACCTTATAAATTCCTGTTATTATTTATAATAAAAGGAGACCTTAACTTGGTCTCCTTGGATTATTTGTATAAAATTTAAGGAGTTGGGTCTACTGCACCCCTTTTCTTAAGATGCTGTTGAATTTGAATAATCACAAAAGATATAATTCCGTTTGACTTAACTTTGGGAATTGCTCCAAGAAGTTCAGAAATAAGTAAAAGAAGTGTAGCTACTGTTGCTTCATTAGCAACAACCCAAGCCCAGATAAGTCCTGCAGACATAGTAACCTCCTAAGTTATTCTTTAATTATTTAGTTTTTTGTTGTTTTATTGAGGATTTAATGTGGATCCAATAATTCCTTTGTATCTGTTTTTTCTTGGTTTGGGTGTTGGAATGTTTGGTATTTGATTATCACCATAGGTAGGACCCTCAGGCCCATCAGGTCCACTTGGAATTACTGAATCAATTTCTGGTTTTTTTAATGGATCAAGAAGAATATCAGTTGCTGTTTTTACAGCAGCGCCAACTGCTAATCCAGTTCCAACTGCTAATCCAGTTTTAACAGGTGATTTTACTCCGGGAATTGTTGGTGTTACAAATGGAACTGGTTTTGGACCTGGTGCTGGTGCTGGTGTTGGTTTTGGACCTGGTGCTGGTGCTGGTGCTGGTGCTGGTCCGGGAATTGTTGGTGTTTGTGGTTTTGTTCCTGGAGTTCGAACAGGTGTAACTGGGACTGGAACTGCTGGTTTTGTTCCTGGTGTTACAACTGGTGTTGATGGTCCAGGTTTGGGAATTGTCGGTGGTTTAAACCCCTTAGGTCCTCTAACAATTACATTCCTAGCAGCAGGAGATTTTACAGCAGTTGTAACTGCACGAACAAGAAAAGGTAATTTGCTAGCAGCAACACCAACAGCAGGAAGAAACTCATTTAGTTGCTCTGCTTCAACCAAAAATCCACCAATAGAATCTGCAAATTCATCAAGACTTTCTGCAGTTACATTTTGATTTGGTTGTTGTCTATTTCTTGCTGCCTTTAAACTGTTACTTTCATCACCATTTTGCCCATCTCTAGGCATCACATCAACGAATGGAGACTTTTTTGAGAGTGACTCTTCCAACTCATCTCTCCAATCAGAAAACTCATCGGAGATTTTAACCTTTTTCCCTTTCTTGTTATACTCTTTACTCATGGTTGCTTTAATCGCTTCCTCTCTGCTTTTACCAGAAGCAATCATTCTAGCAATCATCACATCAGCAAAATCTTTATCACCATCCATGTCTTTATCTAGAGCATCATAATTACGCTCATACAGATAAGTGTAAAGATACTTTTCTTGAAGATCATTTCCATCTAATTCAAAATGATCAAATCTAGAATGCATCATGTTTTGTGCTCTTTGAGCATCAGCACGACGCTTTTCTACTTTCTGTGCAGGAGATCTTCTTTCAGATCCATACTCACCAGCAGCGGGTGGTTTTTTGCCTGGTTCTTTTTTCTGACCTCTTGGTTGCACTCCTAATCTACCAGTTGCCATAGACTTAGCAACCAACTCAAATGCCGGATTGCGTGGTTTTCTTGGAGTTCCTTTCTCTGCTCTTCTTCTTTCATCAAGTTGCTCCACTTCTTCCTTATTATATTGCTTCCGAGCAGTCGCATAAGCAATTGATTTTTCTTTATCGGATAATCCACCCTTTTTGTACTTTGCTTTTATATGTTTTACCATACGCTCATACTTTGCACCAGGAGGTGCTTTTTCTTGAATGAAGTCTTCTCTATCGTACATTGCCAGATCTTGAACGATTTTTCCTTGAATTATTTATGAAATTTAAAATTGGTTGACGAGGTGGAGTCAAGTCTCTGACGTATTCCCTATAAGAATCAGTTCCGACTAATCTTTGATCTGCTGGAACACCAGATACTTCAGTCCACTCAGAGAGATCTTTAATCCACGATTTAAACATAACCCCATCTTCAGTAATTACAATCACATGATTGGCACCAGCACGAATAATTTCTCCACACAAACCAGTGTTATCATTCTGAACTACATCACCTACTTCAAAAACATAACCACCAACGTAATTTTCACGTAACCCAGAATAGTCAAGTTTTGGTGCAATTTCCCAAAGAGAAACTCCTTCCTTAATGTTCATAGATTTACGAAGAATCTTAAACAGTTTATCTACTGATTCATCATCAAGTTCTTTCGGAACTCCTCTCACAAAAGAATCAAAATCTCCTGCAGCAGCAAACTTTCTCAACTTAGATGCAGACATTCCCTCAACACCCTCAGATTCAGCATCACGGTCTCCTGCAGATAATACTTCAATAGAATTAAAGTTGTAAAGTTCACCATTATATTTCATTGCAAGATTTTCAAATTCTTTCAATCTATCTGCACCAACAACAAGTGTAACATCAGTATAACCTTGTTCTTGAGCATCTATCAAAACATCAAAGATTGTCTTAGCATTAGAATCGTCTACAATGTTATCTGCATACTTAGGAAACATTTGACGCATGAAATCAATTTTCACTGCAGGTGATAATGGATTCTTCTTAGGATCATGCGATCTTGATGGAAACACTAAAAAGTCACCACCTTTTGAGATTGCCTTTGCACGATCTAAAAGTTTCTTATGACCAATTGTAGGTGGATTAAATCTACCAAACACAACAGTCAACGGAACAACTTGCTGCTCTTCTCCTTGTTCTGGTGCCCCAGCTGGAGGAAGAGGCATACCAGATGTCTGTTGAACTGGAGCAGGTGCTGGTAACTTAAATGCTTGTTGGGGTTTTGCAGCAGATGCTTTTGCAGCAGGTGCTTTTTGAGGTTCTTCTTTTCTTTTATGCTTACCAAAAAAATATAATTTTCCCTTTACAGTTTTTGCAACATAAGTTCCCTTATCATCAACCCATCCACCATGTCCATCACCTTTCAAACCCATTTCATGAGCTTGCTTAGATGCATCTGTTACTACTTCAGATAGAAACTGTAAAAAACTTTTCATTAATGTGTCTTATTGCACTTATTTGCTTTCTAATTATTTATCTATTTGCTGTATGCAGCTGGACCTGCTTCAATATAGAATTTCAATTCTTTAATTGCATAATCATTCGATCCTATTTCCTCTGCTCTCTTTTTAAATCTCATTTGGAATAATTCTTTGTTCTTTACCAGGAATTTCATGTTATTGCCACTTATTGTACAGGTAACTTTTTCTTTACTTTGTTGAAGTTGATTTATTGCATCAACGTTCATTTCTTTTATTTTTGTTTTATTAATATCAACAACTTCTGCTAAATCACTACCAAAAGCACTATCTTTAAACAATTCATAAGCAGAGTTACTAAACTGAGGAGTTCCGCTTTTGCTTTTAAGAGCATTTTTAATTTCACTATAAAGTTCTTCAATTAGTTCAACTTTCATTCTTTTCTCTGCGGATGTTTTTGCAGAGGCAAGTGTTTTTCCAAGAAGTTCCTCATATTTTTTTCTGTCTTTCAAAGTAATTCCAAATCTAGAAACAACGTCCATCATTCCATTGAAAGGACTCAAATTTGCAAGAGTTTTACTACCAGATTTTAAAGAAAAAGATAATCTATCATCCATTGACTCTTTTCCATTTATTGTTACTTTAACATCAATATCACCTTTTATTAGTCCACCAGAAGATTCTCCTGCAATTCCGTCTGCGATAATATCAATATCTACAACATCACTTTGATTATTCTTAAGAAAATTTGTTTTAATTGTTTCTATTCTTCTTCTATAATTTGTATTTGTTTGTGTTATTAATTGGTCTATTTTTTGATTGATGTTTCCAACGTCACGTGATTCCTTATAAAGCAATTCATATTGAGGTCCAAAAGCCTCCGATACACTAGATGGTTTCAGTCTAACAGTAAGTATAACTTTTATTTTATCCTCTGGTTTTCCATCTCTATATTCTCTCACTGTGGTAGTAAATCTACCAGTAGAGAACATTGATGGATCTATTCTTGCTCTCAATGCATTTAATTTTCCTTTATCAACTGTTCCATAAGCAAAAAGTTGAGCAATAGTGATGGAGAAGATTCCTTCTATAACATCTCCCTCATTTAATTTAGCCATCTATTGAAATACTTTTTTAGTATTAAAAAAACCCTTCCATTTATTTATGAAAGGGTTTAGATTATTCAGTTACATTTTCTTCAATTTTTTGATCCAGATCTAGAATCACAGACCTAATACTTGTAATTCTAGGTGGAACACTCACATCATCATAAGTATAAGATTTTTGTGACTCAAACAATACTTGACGAACTGCTGCTGCAGCATAAGTATCCATTTTGATTGTTACTTGTTTTTCTTTACTCATAAATCTCCTTTAACACGATTTTCAGAACGTTCAATAGTAAAAGCACCCTCAGGATAACGAGCACTCAGTTTTTCGAAGTTCATTTGAATGACTTGTTCAAGAGTGACTCCCAGTCCAAGACATGCTTGTGAAACATACCACATAATGTCTCCAAGTTCACGCTTCAGATGAAACAGATTTTCTTCACTAACTGGTTTGCCTTGAAAGATCATTTTTTTTACGACTTCAGTAAACTCACCTGCTTCAGCAGACATTCCTACAGCAGCAGTAAGCAATCGCTGGGTAGGAAATCCTTGTGTCTCAAGATCCTGAAGACGTTTGAGAAACTCACTATGTTGTTTGCTGGGATTTGATGTAGTTGTATCAACGAACTCAACATACTTTTTAAGATCAATAGTCATAAGTCTAATGGTTGCAAATCACTTTGTGGTAGTTTTAAAGGTGTGACATCTTCAAGTTGCTCCTTTCTAGGAGAACATCCGTTTTCTTTAGTATTAGAAACTGTAACATTTGAGGTCGGTAGTTGTTTTTTAATTTCGACATCAATAACATCACTCATAAGAAATTGATTTCTTGAAATAGTTCTGTTTGTGGGATCAAATGATACCATCATAAGTGCATCAATTTCATCTGAGCAATCGCAGATTTTTTTACCAGTTCTTTTATTAAGAATAGAAAAATAATCTTCTGACTTGTATTTCAAAATTTAAATCCCTCAAATGATTTTTTAGGTTTTCTTCCTTCATCATTATAATCATCTTCTTGTCCACTGTCAAGAATATCATTTTGTGCGGACTGCTCACAATCATAAAGTCTCATTTTTGCACGATCAATTCCAATCACAAATCTCTTATAAATGGTAGGATCATTATAGCGATTCTTCAGTTGTTTCACCATAATCTGTCCCAACTGCTCCAACTCTTCTGTGCTAATAAGGGCAAACATAAGATCAGCAGTAGCAGGGAGACCAAAGGACTCAGAAGTATCAGTGATATCAACATCAGAAGAACCAAAACCAGATCTTGTAGTTTGTGTAGCACTGACAATTGGCACATTAAACTCCACGGCAAGACCACGAAGTTCTTCTGCGATTGCTTTTACAAAGGTATATGAATTAATATTACTATTTCCTTTGTATCTTGAGGAAGCACAAATGTTAAGGTAATCAATGAAAATAATATCAGGTCTAAATGATTTTTTAAGTGCAAGTTCATTAAGAAGTGATTTGAAATGACCACTGTGAGCAGATGCTGTTGGATACTCTTTAATTATAAGAGTTCCCTGAGTCTTTTTTGACAAACTGGTAACTTTATTTTCAAAGGTTTGTTTGGGCAAATCAATAATCTCTTGAATGTTTACGTTCAAAAGATTTGCATCAATTCGTTCAGCAATTCTTTCCTCCGCCATTTCAAGAGTGATGTAGAGAACGCTCCTGCCTTGCAATAAGACGGAAGCAGCAACATGGCACATAAAGAGACTTTTTCCGACACCCGTACCAGCAAGAGCGATATTGAGAGTCTTATTAGGTAAACCACCTTTTGTAATTTTGTTAAAATATTCGAGATCAAATTCAATTTTGTCCTCCTTTCTGTGATAAGAATCATAACGCAATTCATAGTCTAACAGATAATCATGCCCGATGTGAGTATCAAAAGATACCGATAATGCTTTTGACAAAATTGATGGAATAGCGTCACGATTTTTATTATCATCCTGTCCATCAGCAATCTTGATAGATTCCATTAAAGCAAGATAAATGGCACGATCACGACACCACTTTTCAGTCGTATCAATCATCCAATTTAAATCTGTAGTGGAATCATCAAATAATTCAATAGTTGAATTAATTTTTGTTTCCTCTTGCTGCGTTAAATCATTACGATTTTCAATTTCAATCAATAAAGCTTCCTTAGGAATTGTATTGTTATACTTTACTGCAAACTGAGCAATTTCCTCAAAGATAATTTTTTCTTCTCTATTATTAAAGTATTCGGGTTGAATAAACGGTAATACCTTTCTCAAAAATTCTTCATTGGAAATTAGATTATGTAAAATTGTAGTCTCAATTCGATCCATTATTTGTAATGCAAGTAAGTATGAAGAATGTATTTTTCATTACTGATCGGAGGTTCTCCTTTATGTGGAAACATCCAAAGAGGTGGAAAAACTAACAGTCTACCAATTTTTGGTTGAACATTGAACTTATAAAAAATTGTTTTTCCTCCTTCATCAACATCATTTAGATACCACATAAATGTGAGAAATCTACGAGCACTAGAATAGTCCTGAACATCTACATGTGTATCAAACAAATCGTTACCGTCATTGTGATATTTTTTAATTCTAAACTGCTCAAATGCATGACTTTCTGGGAAGACTCTTTTATCAAAAATTTCATAGTATTGGTTACGATACTCCAAAGTTTTTGAAATTAACAGATTATGAGTTTGATTTATTTGATCCGAAATTGATGCATTCTGTGTGAGATTAATTTGAGTAAAATTTGGTTTTTTATCATTATCAACTCTTTCTTGCAAATCTTTATGCGACTCATAAAAGTTTATTAAAAATTTGCAAGTATCAGAATCTAATACATCATCATAGACGCAAATAAAATCACACAAATCAACCATAGGAAAATTCCTTTTGGGCAATTTCATCAAGTGCTTGCATCACTTCTGTAGTAAAATACTGTTCGGGATTTTTCAAAATTTCTTTTGCATAAATCTTTTTACCATTTATTTCATATCGACCTGCTACATTCTTCCAGAGTCCACCAATCTCACCAAGTTCCAGAAGACCATAATAACGATCAAGACCACGATCATCGTAATACAAACGAATTTCAACACTTTGATTTTCTTTACTCAAACGTGATTTATGAGTCTTTGCTTTAATAATATTTCCAATAATTTCTGTCCCGTCCTTTTCCTTTTTCTTCGAAAGGTAAATGATAGTAGAGGCAGCATACTTAAGGCCACTACCACCACCCATTTCTTTTGTTGGAACATAAGAACCAATAACATCATAAGTGTGATTAGTTACAATCATAGGAATTTTTGCCTGACCCAACTTAAGGGTAAGCATACGGAATGCACCTTTAATCAGTTGAGATTTAGTCATGTCCCGAACTTCTTTATCGTTCAGAGCATCATTAATCTCTTTACTTGTAGAAAGCATTCCCAAAGAGTCTAACACAAACATACAAGGATTACGATCTCCTTCTGGTTTTTTCATATAAAGATCAAGTGCCTTGAGTGCCTTTCCACGAAACTCCTCAACGGTTACGACATTGACAACCACCAAACGAGTTGTGTCAATTCCCCTACTTTCCAAAAGAGATTTTGTGATTGCTGCTTCAGTATCAAAATACAAACAATATCCAGTAGGATTATTGTCAAGGAAATTTTTAACGACGGCGAGAGAGAAAAAAGTTTTGCCAGTAGAACTTTCACCTGCGATTGCAGTAATCTTATTCCCAGATACACCACCAAATATACTACCAGATACAAGAGCATTAAAAATGTACGAACCTGTATCCACAAAAGTTTCGGTTTCATCAATCTCTGATGCAAGTTGGGTGTATTCTCCACCAATTTCTTTTACAATATCTTTTAAGAAGTCCATTAAGCAAAAAATGATTCAAGATTTACAGTTTTTTCTATTTTCCAACCAATTGCCTCAAGAATTGATTTAAGTGGTTCTAAGAAACTCTTCTCAAATTGTAGTTCATAGTCTATGTATTTGTCAAGATTCAGTTCCTTGGGAAATTCCTGAATGAAAGAAATTACATTTTCATGAATTGGATTTGGTTTTTTGAGATAGCAAAATTTAATTTTTTCTCCATTTTGAATTAAAGAATATTTGTGAGTCAAATTATTTTCTTTAATATAATGATTAAACAATAAAGCACCACGAACTTGAATCGGAGTTGCTTTTATATAAATTTGACTTGCAGAATTTGATTTATATTTTGCAACATTATTGACAGACCTTGGAAATGAAATTGTTTCTGCAGGCAAAGTTTTAAATTGTTTCTTCTTTCTATCAATAAATTCTATGACATCATCCTCACTACCCGTCATCATTAATTGAAGAGCATCTTTAATCATTTTACGACAAGGTGCTGGTGTTGAAGACTTGATTGCTTCAATTCCCATTATCTTAAGTTTTGGTTCATCATAACGAACACCTTCACTATCCCAAACATTTAGAATGTATCTTTTCTTTGCCATCCAAATTCCACGATCAGCAATGTTCTCTCTTTTCATGAACATTTTTTGATCATAAGCGTTCACATACTCTGCCAACTCTTGGTAAGAACTCTCAATATACTTTTCAAGTTCCATTTTACAGACCTTATCAAGGAACGAAACAATACCTTCAGTAGTTTTCTCTCTTCCCTTGTATACAGTTTGAACCAAAGGACCCAAATTGAGATAGATGGAATCAGTATCAGAAGCAATAACATAATCTTCATTTTCAGTTTTAAGCAATTTGTTAAGGTATCTATTCATTTTATTTTCGATCCAACGAATTGCAACTTGCCCAGACAGAGTAATTGCCTCCGCATTTTCTAACTTATAATAACGAAAATATTCATTACCAATTGCGCCATAAGCAGAGTTCAGTTGAATCTTTCGTGCCATCTGAATGTTATTACAACGAGCAATCTCTTTCTCTAATTTTTTAGATGGAGTTTTTTCATATTGCTGCTTAGCAGCAAGCATTTTTTCTTTGAAGATAACACGTTCATTATAAATCTTCTCCATGAGTTCTGGAAGAAATCCTCGAACATCTTTACGGAACATTGCACCATTCGCACACACCGCATAGTCTTTATACATCTCAAAATTAATCTGTTGACTCAAAATACGGTCTACAGAAGCTAACGAATGTTTCTCATCCAAAAGAGTTTCTGGTGAAATGTTATACTGCATGATCAAATGTGGGTATAGAGAGTTGAGGTCAAATGATACGACCCAATCATACTTTCCAGGAACTGGTTCTTTCACATAAGCACCAGCATACCTTTCACTTTTTTTCTTGTTCTCTTTAGGTGGAATGATGATGTTCTTTTTCTTGAGATAATTGTAAATGATAGTATCCCACATACGAACCTGGGAATACACATCCGAAAAATTGACCTTAGCATCGTATGCCATAGTCACTGCCAATTCAATCAACTTCATTTTATCTTCAAGTTGATCTACTAGTTCTACGTCTTTGATGTTATACTCAACGAATTTCTGCCAATTTTGAGTATAAAAATCTTTGAACGTTTCGTACTCAGAGTGATCAAGTTTTTTCTGACCAAGTTCCACCTCAGCAATGTAATCCAGACGATAAGACTCCTGTGCTTTATAGGTGAATTTCTTATAGAGATCAAGATAATCAAGTTGAGTCAAACCACCAATGTCATAAGAAGTATTTTTTCTCCCTTGAATATAAATTTCTTTGTAATTTACAAGTCCCCAAAGAGACATTCTTTTCATCAAATTTTCACCAAGAATGCGATTCAGTCTACCAACAATGTATGGAATATCATATAGCATAATATTCCACCCAGTAATAATTTCTGGAGTATTGTTCATCCAATAGTCAATGAAATTTGATAGCAGCTGCTTCTCTGTTCCACACTCAATATACCTAACATTATCCTGATTAACTGTAAATGGATAAATCCCCCAGGTAATAATTTTTTTTGTTGAGTAATCCTGTATTGTTATAGTAAGAATTTCTTCGGAGCAACTTTCAACATCTGGAAATCCATTTTCAGATGCAACCTCAATGTCAAGAGTTGCTACTTTAATCTTAGTTAAATCAAATTCAATACGTTCTTCTGGATAATTTTCCGAAATGTATTGATAGATGTATCTATCGTTACCATAAATCTCAAATCCATCTACTCCATCATACTTTTTATAGAATTCTCTACAATCTCGCACATAACCAGGAACAACTGGTTCTAAATATTTTCCACTCAAAGATTTAAATTTACTTTTTTGTTTTGAAGGAACATAGAGAGTTGGTCTCCACTCATCTCTTGTTATAAAACTTTTACCATTTTCATAACCACGGACAAGAAATTGATTTCCAACAAGTTGAACATTAGTATAAAATCTTTGAGACATTACAAATAATTCAAGAAAAAAGTTTTTTGTACTTCAATAAAAGTGATGATTTTGGATTCATCAAAGTAATGATTTTATCAGAACTAATCATAAATTGAGTTTGATCTGTAACATCATTTAACCAAGGAACTAAGTCATCTTTGATAACACATGGATTAATTAATTTGCAGTCAGGTTCACCAATTTCAGATGTAACTTCTTCAATTTCAGAAATTAAAATTTCATTCGTTGAAATCAAAAGACTCTTGATTAATTTCGTTTTTTTGACTTCCTGTTTCACTTCCTCTTCCATTTAACTTCTCCAAATAAAGATTTTTAAGATTTGCAACTGGTTCAACAACAGTAACGACCCAATCTGCAGAACACGGTATTCTATTTGTTGCAGAAAGAGGAATCCATGGATAAAACTTAATGTCAAGTTTAGTGCTCATTGTTGCCGTGTTACCAGACTCTAATGAATTTTCAGTTAAGACAACTGGTTCATTTTTGAATGAAGTTTTTAATACCAATGGATCCACAAAAAGATATGCAACTATTTCATCAGAATCTTCTCTGCGAATTTCTTTCATGTCCGCAATAATATCTTCACCAGATTTTAATACCGCAAGTCGAATGCTCATTTTCAAAAACAGTTTTTATCAGTATAAGTGAATTAATACAAATTGTCAATCTCCATCTCCACCAGCACTGGAAGGAGATCTGTCTGGAACTGCTCTTCCAGATCCAACATTAGTTACTCTTCCTTTATCATAAATCTTATGTTTTTTTGACATCAGATAAGGAATAGTTTTGACTTCCCGAATAAACTGATTAAAAGTTTTCATGCTTAAAAAAATAGGGGATTAGATGGTCTTTGTCATCTTATCCCCTTTAGCGACGATATTCGTTTTTATTTAGAGATAATCTTTTCTTGCATGATGCTCTGGAACAATTTTACTTAAGACAACTCTAAGTAATCCGTCTTCAAAGATGACTTCACGGACTTCTGTATCGTCTGATAAAGACCACGCTCGTTTAAAACTTCTTTGAGCCAAACCCTTGTGGATAAACGTCCCGTCCGATTCAGTATCGGATTTTTGCCCTTCGACAAAAAGTTTTCCATACTCTGTGAATACATTGACTTCTTCCCTCTTAAATCCTGCGAGTGCAATTTCCAAATGCGACTCAACATTATTTACTTGAATAAGGTTATAAGGTGGATAATTTGTTGTAGTTTCGTGAAGATGGAAAAGACGGTCAAAGTATTCGTCCATTCCAATAGAGTTGCGAGTAATCTTCTCCATCAGTGCAGGAAGATCCGCAGCAGTATACCTTGTAAGGTTAGTCATTTTAGTAGCTCCTTAAAAAGCGAGGTTTGATTTTGTGGACCCTTTCGGCATCCATACTATAATTATAACACTTTATAAAAAAAGACAGGTAGGAAACCCGTCTAATTTAGATTCGGTTATTTCGACTCTTCTCTTTTCTTACCAATAGAATATTTTGTTTCTAAAATCCACTCGTTTTTTTCTTTGTAAGAAAGAACTTTGATTTGGTTGAGAGGAGCAATTTCTGTAATTTTTTCTGGATGCATGACTTCAATCAAACCCCAATCAGATAATAGTTGCACAATACGATTACGACGTTGAACATCATTCTGGGTTAGATTTGCTTTTTTCCCATCGAGAGCAAATAACTCTTTAAAATGAACAATGTAATATCTACCTTGTTTGTGAAGAATGTGACAAGATTGATATAATTTTTTTTCTTTTCTGGAGGCAACTCCAATACGTGTTAATGTTTCACGAACTTTTAAAAAATCATCGGGTTCATTGAGAACCACTTCAATCATCACATCGGGAGACCATTTTACTTCAAGTTCAACAATTTGACTCATTTTTTTCCTCCAGTTTCAAGTCGCTGTTTAATAAATGTAAGTTGTTCTTTTGATAAAATTTTAAGTACTTGATGTGCTTTCTCATTACTGTAACCATAATATTTTTTAACAAGTTCAAGATTATCAATTTTATCTTTTCGGAGCCAAGGAGAAAATCTCTTCTTTTTCCTCAGACTATTTATAAAGAAATCATACTGCATTTTTTTAGGAAGAAAGTGATATTGATTTACAGCATTTGCAAACATAATACAATCAACATGTCCAGATAAACACCGATTGATGATGTAAGGAGAATAATCTTTTTCTAATGATGGGTCTACATCAATCAGATTCTCTTTAGTAAAATTAATCGAGTTCAACCAATCTTTTAGTTCAGGCATAAAGAATACTCTCCAGTGAGTTAATTTTTTCTGTAGGATAACTGGTAACTAGCAATTCAGTCTTTATGTTTTCATCAGTTCCTTTT